GTCTTCATTTTCACCAGATCAAGCCCCGAAATATTCAGGATGAGAGCATGACCGAGCAAAGCGCAGCAGATCCCGCTGAACCGTTCGAGCTGCCGGCCAATTCCAGCTGGCTCGATGCCGTCGAGCTGTTCCAGACCGAGGCGGCCGCGTGGCTGAGCGCCGGCGACGCGCCGCAGCTCATGGCGCTGCGCTCGATCGCCCGCGAGCTGGACACCGGCAAGTTTCAGGCGGCGCTGATCTCGCAGTTCACGCTCATCCATCGAGCGCTGCTGAACCGCCGGCCTGGCGAGCCGCAGCAGCCGGTCGATCCCGACGCCAGCCGGCGCGCAGCTCTCGGCCCGTCGCTGTTCGAGCAGCTGGGCGGCGCATGGACGGCCGACGCATGACCCGCCAGACCACCGCCGAGGCGTTCGCGCAGCTGCAGCTCGCGCTCGACCAGCTCGGCCGGCAGCTGCAGCTCGTGGCCGCCGAGTGGCTGCGATCGATCGAGCGCGCTGCTGACGCCGGCCGGCAGCTGCTGCGCGCCGGCCTACGCGCCGGCGAGATCCTGCGCCGGCGTCACGATCTCAGCTGCGCCGGCGCGCTGCCCGACGCGCAGCAGCTGCCGGCCGGCTACGCCGACGCGACGAGCTGGCTGCCGGCCCCGTCACGGTTCGACGCCGCCATGGCTGCGATCACGGCCGCCGGCCCCGAGCTGCTGCCCTGGCAGCGCGATCTGCTGGCAGCTGCAGCTCGCGGCGATCTCGCAGCGCCGGCCCGCATGGACATGCCCTAGACATGTCAGAGCAGCCCTATCCCGATATCGCACCCTGGCCGCCGGCGCGCTGGACGCCGCCACTGAGCGAGGATTTCCCCAGCGCGTTCGACGGCTACCGTGAGCTGTTCCGGCTGATCTGGCTGGCAGCGTTCGGCTACGCGCTCGAAGCGTGGCAAGAGGCGGCCGTGCGCCACGCGCTTGAGCTGTACCCGCCGGGGCATCGGCGCGCCGGCCAGCTGCGCTGGCGTCAAGTCGTTATCTCGCTCGGCCGGCAGAACGGCAAGACCGAGATAGCAGCTGCGATCGGGCTGTGGGCGCTGCTTATGAAAGTCGCTCCGAGCGTCGTGGGCCTGGCCACGTCGGCCGAGCAAGCGCGGCTCGTGTACAAGCGCACCATGCGCGCCATTCGTGGCACGCCGCAGCTCGCGCGCCGATTCAAGGCCCTAACCGAGACTCGAGGAATCCAGACCAAGGACGGCGGCCAGTACGAGATCAAGGCGGCCAAGAGCGCCGCGCTGCAGGGCATCCCGATCGACGTGGGGCTGGTCGATGAGCTGCACATTCTGCTGCGCGCGCTCTGGTTCGATCTGGTCAACGGCATGGGCGGCCGGCCCAACTGTCTCGTGGTCGGCATCACGACCGCCGGCGACGAGGGCAGCGAGCTGCTGCTGCACCTGTACGACGAGGGGCAGCGCGCGATCGACGCCGGCCCCGACGCGCGGTTCGGTTTCTACTGCTGGGAGGCGCTGCAGGCGGCCAGGCCCGACGACGACGACGAGCTGGGCCGCGAGCTGGCGCGCGCCAATCCGTCGATCGCCTCGGGCCGCGTCGATCTTGAGAACGCGATCATCGAGGTTCGATCGATGCCCGAGCCTGACGCGATCCGCTACCGGCTCAATCGGTTCGTGGCGTCGGTCTCAGAGTTCATCACGGCCGCCATGTGGGGCGACAATTTCGTGCGCGAGGACTGGCCGGCCGGCGTCGCGCCGATCTTCACGATCGACCGCACGCCCGAATGGACGGCCGCCACGATCGGCGCGTTCGGCAAGCGGCCCGATGCCCGGATCTACTGCGACGTGGCGGCGTCGATCGTGCGGCCGACGCTCTCGCAGCTGGTCGAGCTGTGCGTGGCTCTGAACGCCGCGCACGCGCCGGCCACGTTCGCCATGGACGCGTTCACGCTGCGCGATCTCGGCCGCGAGCTTGAGCTGCGCGGGCTGCCGGTCACCATGGTCGGCCACGCCGACATTATGAACGGCTCGGCGCTGTTCTACGCCAAGCTGCAGCAGCAGCTGCTGGCGCATCCTGGCCACGAGCTGCTGGCGCGACAGATCCCGCTGACAAAGCGCAAAGACAGCGACGGCGGATTCAAGATCAGCCGGCAAGCGTCGAGCGCCGATATCGACGGCGTAATGGGCCACGTTATCGGCGTGCAAGTAACCGAGAATCACCGCGACAATTCGCTGCAGCTGTTCTAAGTGACAAAGTGACATGACAGTGACATGTCACGCCGGCAGCTCGAAAACCGCGCATAAGTCACTTTGCCGGCGATAAGCGAATAATGCCCGAGTGTCCAGAATTGTGAACAGCTGGCTAATTGGCCATTGTGTTCCTCGTGGGACGCATCCGAGAGTGGCTGAGCGGCAATGACCGCAGCGCGAGCAGCGACACGACCAGCAGCGGCGTAACAGCGCCGAGCCGTTCAGCCACTCTCGGCACCGTCACCGTGGGCGAGGCGTTCGGGATCTCAATGGTCTACCGAGCCATTCAGATCCACGCGATCAGCGCCAAGCAGCTCTCGATCGAAACGACGCGCTACGGCCGCGTCGTGGCCGATCATCCGCTGACGCGCCGGCCCGATCCGGCCAGCTCGCGCAGCAGCTGGATCGAGCAGCTGGTGGTCTCCATGGCCAGCACCGGCAACGGCTACGCCGAGATCGTGCGCGACGCGTTCGGCCAGGCGATCGCTCTGCCGGTACTCAATCCGCTGCAGGTTCGGATCAAGACCAATCAGGCCGGCAACGTGACCGGCTACCAGTACCGGAACCGCGAGCTGCAGCTGCGCGACGTTATGCACGTCACGCTGCTGCGCGTTCCTGGCTCGGCCTACGGCCTCGGCCCCGTTCAGGCGGCGCAGCCGGATCTGCGCGGCGCGATCTCGACGCGCGACTACGCGGCCGCGTGGCTCGATGACAGCGGCGTGCCTACCGGCGTGCTCAAGACCGATCAGAACATCACGCGCGACGTGGCCACGGCCGCTAAGTCGCAGTGGCAGACCGACGCCGGCCAGAAAAACGGCGTGGTCGTGCTCGGCAGCGGTCTCGACTACCGGCCCATTTTCCTGTCGCCCAAAGACGTGCAGTTCATCGAGAGCCAGCAGTTCAGCGTCACGCAGATCGCTCGGCTGTTCGGCACGCCGGCGTCGCTCATGCTGGCGGCCGTCGAGGGCAACAGTCAGAGCTACAGCAACGTCGAGCAGGACTGGCTGGCCTACGTGCGGTTCACGCTCATGGGCTACCTCACCGAGATCGAGGACGCGCTGAGCGAGCTGCTGCCTGGCGCACGCCGCGCACGGTTCAACATCGAGGCGCTGCTGCGCGCTGACACGAGCACGCGTTACGCGTCGTTCAAAACCGCGATCGAGGCCGGCTTTATGACCGTGGCCGAGGTACGCGAGATCGAGGGCCTGGCGCCGCTCATCGACGAGACCGAGACCACCCCCGACGCGCAGCGCGAGATCGAGCTGCGCCAGATCCAGCGAGAGATCGAGGCATGACCAACGAGATCCAGCAGCGCGAGCTGCACGTGCGCGCGGCCGTCAACGCCGAGACCCGCGAGATCGCCGGCGTCGGCGTTCCCTACGGCGAGACCATCACCGTATGGGGCCAGCGCGAGCGGCTGAACGCCGGCAGCGTCGAGGCCGAGGGCGCAAAGCTGTTCTTTCGTCACAGCGAGCCGATCGGGCTGGTCACGGCCGCCAAGGACGACGAGGCCGGCTGGCATCCCACGGCGAAGATCAGCACCACGCCGCGCGGCGATGAGGCGTACCAGCTCGCGCGTGACGGCGTGCTCGACGGCCTGAGCATCGGTTTCGAGCCGGTCGAGTGGCACGTCGAGCGCGACGACGAGGGCGACGTGATCGTGTACGACCGCGTGCGCGTGCGCGAGGTCTCGCTGGTGCCGTTCCCTGCCTACCCCTCTGCCCGCGTCGAGAGCGTGCGCGAGCTGCCCCACCACAACCGAGAGGACACCATGACCACCACCACCACCGAGCGCAGCGACGACCTGCGCGAGCTGCGCGAGGCCGTCGAGGACGTGCAGCGATCGCTCGCGCTCATCCCGCAGCAGCGCGACGAGGCCGTGCAGCTCGATGAGCGCAGCGCCGGCCAGTGGCTGCGCGATCTCGTGCGCGGCGACGCCGAGACCGTGCGCGAGTACGAGGGCATGGTGGAACGCGCGTTCACCGGCGGCACCTCGGCCGACGGCATCCTGTCGCCTCAGTACGTGGGCGACACGATCCGTCTGATCGAGTCCCCCAACGTGCTCGGCTCGATCTTCTCGACCGGCGTGCTGCCGGCCAAGGGTCTCAAGCTCGAATACGGCGTCCTGGCCACCGATGACGTGGACGTTGACGAGCAGCTGGCCGAGGGCGACGACCTGACGACCGGCTCGATCACTCTCGACGTCGAGCACGAGGACATCAAGACCTACGGCGGCGCGATCGAGATGAGCCGGCAGAAGATCGAGCGCACCACCAACGTCAACGTGCTCGACCTGCACCTGCGCGCTCTCGCGCTGCGCGCCGGCCGGCGCAAGGCGGCCGTGCTGCGCGCGCACTACCAGGCCGTCGTGGACGCCAACAAGACCGATCCGGACCGCGTGGCCGTCGTGGCCGACGAGACCAGCTGGCAGGCGTGGCTCGGCGCGATCATCGACGGGGCCGAGTGGTTCGCTGACCTCGGGCTGCCGCTCGACGCGCTCGTGGCCGGCAAGGACCGGTTCAAGGCGCTGGCGTCGCTCAAGGACAGCGCCAACCGTCCGCTCATGGTGGTCTCTGGCACCGGCGACAACACCGTGGGCCGGATCTCGGCCAAGCAGCTCGGCGGCGATCTCGCCGGCCTGACGATCAAGCTGAACCTCAAGGGCAACGCTGCCGACGCGGCGTTCGTCAACGGCGAGGCAATCCGCCAGTACAACAGCCCCGTGGTCGAGCTGGCCGATGAGAACATCATCAACCTCTCGAAGCAGTTCGGCGTCTACTACTACGGGGCCAACGCCACCGAGATCCCGGCTGCGATCGTGCCCGTCGTGGCGGCGCTGCCGGCCGGCGTCAAGGACGGCAAGTAAGCCATGGCCGACGAGCTGCCCGACACCGAGCTGGACGAGCTGCAGCAGCTGCTGCGCGCTTACGTGACCCCCGAGGCGCGCCACGTGGCCGTCGATGAGGATTACGTGCGCCGCTGCGCTGCCGAGGCTCGGCAGCTCGTGGGGCAGCTCGTCGGCACGGCTACCACCGTGCCGGCCGAGATCCGGCAGCGCGCGATCATCGAGGCCGGCAGCGAGCTGTTCCACAAGCGCCAGGCACCCAATGGGATCTCGCAGTTCGCTGACGCGGCCGGCACGCCGCTGCGCGTCGCACGAGACCCGATGAACGTGGCGCGCGTGATCCTGCAGCCGTTCCTGCCCCTGGCGTTCGCATGACCGCCGACAACGAGCTGGTCGAGCTGCGCGGCGAGCTGGCCGACGTGATCGCCGGCCCGATGCCGGCCGATCTGACTGTCTATGACCACGTGCCGGCGCGCGTGCAGCTGCCGGCCGCGTTCGTCATGGCCGGCCAGCCGTATCTCGAGGCCGGCCAGTCGTTCGGCAGCTCGATCGTGCGCTACGGCGTCGTGCTGCTGACGCAGCCGAGCCTGAACGCCGACGAAACAGACCAGCTCGATCGCCAGCTCATGCGCATCCAGCGCCGGCTGCTGGCGGCCGGCTACGTGGTCGAGCGCATCGACCGCCCCGAGATCCAAGACCTGAACGGGGCCGAGGTACTGGCCACCGCTCTGAACGTCGCGCTCGACGCGGCGTTCGACTGAACCCACGACCAAGGAGAGACATGGGATCGACACGCATTCGCGGCAACCGCAAGCCGCAGCTCACGATCGGCACGCCTGGCGCTGACCGCTCGGCTGACGTGACCAGCTGGGCGATCGAGAACGAAGAGGCCGACGCCGATGTGGTCACGTTCGAGGACGCGGCCGAGGGAGGCGGCCGGCAGTTCTTCCTGCGCGGCTCTGCGATCCAGAGCACGCAGACGGCCGCATTCTGGCGCTACGTCTGGGAGAACAGCGGCGAGGAGAACGTGCCCTACACGATCGCCCCGCACGGCAACGCAGCTCCCTCGGCCGATGAGCCGCATTTCGTCGGCACGCTCACGATCGGCCCCAAGCCGACGATCGGCGGCGAGGCATCGACCGACCCCAAGAGCGCGTTCACGTTCGACTACGAGTTCGCAATCGACGGCGAGCCGGTCATGGACACCGGCGCAGCCGGCTGATCGGTAGCCGGCGGCCGTGGCCGAGTACCAGAACCGCAGCATCCGCATCGACGGGCTGCGAGAGCTGAATGCGAAGCTGCGCGCCGCCGGCGACGAGTCGGCCGATCTGCCCGATCTCATGCAGCAGCTCGGCCAGCTCGTGATCGCCAACGCACGCGTGCCGGCCAAGAGCGGCGAGCTGGCCGGCACGCTGCGCGCCGGCCGAGGGCGCACTAAGGCCGTCGTGCGCGCCGGCTACGCCAAGCGTGGCGCGCACGCCGGCGTCATTCACTACGGCAACCCCCACCGTGGCAGCCGTGCGCAGCCGTTCCTCGTGGACGCGCTGCGCCGCGCGCAGCCGCAGCTGGTCACCACCCTGGCGGCCGGCATGGATGCACTCATCCGCAAGCACAAGCTCTAAGGAGAACCCACACATGGCACGTTTCGATTTCGACAAGCTCACTCTCGGAGAGGTCGCAGCGATCGAGGACCTCAGCGGCGTCGCGATCTCGGCCGTCAACGAGCAGACCCCTCAGGGCAAGTTCCTGGCCGCGCTCACCATGGTCGCCAAGCGCCGCAGCGGCGAGCCGGCGTTCACGTTCAATCAGGCTCTCGCCATGCCCATGACCGACGCGCACGCGTTCCTCGGGCTGGACGAGGACGAGCCGGCCGAGGACAGCGACGAGGGAAAAGACGACAGCTCGCAGCCGAGCGAGCACGCCTGAAAGCGCAGTTCGTCGTGCAGCTCGGGATCTCGCCCGAGGCTTACGAGCTGCTGACGATCGCTGAGCGCGACGAGATCGTGCGCGCGCTGAACAAGCGCAACCGCCGGCGGCGCTAGCCGGCTGGACGTGTCTAGGACATGTCCCCATGACCGCCGGCCCTGGCAGTTCCCCAGCCCCTGCCAGGGCCGGCCACCATCCCACAACCCACGCCCGAGAGGACGCGCTGCCGCATGGCTAAGAACACCGTGATCGTGAGTGTCCTAGGTGACACGCGCGATCTGCAGGACAAGCTCGGCGGCGCGACGAGCTCGATGGGCAAGTGGGCCGCCGGCGCAGCTGCAGCTGCAGCTGTCGTCACGGCTGCAGTGGTCGGCGCGGCCGCCAAGGGCATCAAGAGCGCCAGCGAGCTGCAGCAGAACCTCGGCGCTATGGATTCCGTGTTCAAGGGCAACGCCGCGCAGATGAACACGTGGGCCAGCCAGGCAGCCGGCGCTGTCGGCCTGGCCAAGAGCGAGTACGCCGGCCTGGCCACCGTGCTCGGCTCGCAGCTCAAGAACATGGGCGTCGAGGCATCCAAGCTCGGCGGCCAGACCAACGATCTCATCGGCCTCGGCGCGGATCTCGCAGCGCAGTTCGGCGGATCGACGGCCGATGCCGTGGGCGCGCTGTCGTCGCTGCTGCGAGGCGAGCGAGACCCGATCGAGCGCTATGGCGTGTCGATCAACGAGGCGGCCGTCAAGGCGAAAATGGCCGAAATGGGCCTGTCGGGCCTGACCGGCGAGGCCGAGAAGAACGCCAAGCTGCAAGCCACGCTCGCGCTGCTGTACCAGCAGACGGCCGACGCTCAAGGGGCATTCGCCCGCGAGAGCACCACCCTGGCCGGCGCGCAGCAGCGACTGGCGGCCGGCACCGAGAATCTGTTTGCCACGTTCGGCACCGCGCTACTGCCGGCCGTCACGGCCGTTACAGCTGCGCTCGGCTCACTGGTCAACGCGATCGCCGGCAGCTCGTGGTTCGCCAGCATGACCGCATCGATCACCGAGGCATCCAACGCATTCGCTGATTTCGTGTTCGGCATCCTGAACGGCAGCGGCACGCTCGATTTCGGCGCGCTGTTCGCCGGTCTCCTGCCGGCCGCTGTGCGCGGCATTCAGTCGGCAGCTACGTGGATGGCCTCGGGGGGCTTTTCGTCGCTCCTGGCGACGCTGACGGCCGGACGCGGGGCAATGCTCGACGCGGCCGTGCAGCTGTTCCAGCAGCTCGCGCTGGCGCTGCCGCTCATCATCCCTCCGCTGGTCACGTCGCTGTCAGTGTTCCTCACTGATTTCGTCGCGCAGCTGGTCACGTTCCTGCCGATGCTGCTGGCCGCCGGCGTGCAGATGTTCACTGCGCTGGTCACTGCGCTGGTCACCGTCGCACCGTCGATCATCAACAATCTCGTGGTCATGCTGCCGCAGCTCGTGACTGCAATTCTCGGAATGCTGCCGGCCATTCTCGACGCGGCCGTGCAGCTGTTCACTGCGCTGGTCAATGCCATTCCGCAGATCGTGCCGCCCCTTATCACGGCGATCGTTACGCTGCTGCCGCAGCTCGTGTCGTCGCTTATCTCGATGCTGCCGGGGCTTATCGACGGGGCCGTGCAGCTGTTCACTGCGCTGGTCAATGCCATTCCGATCATTCTGCCGGTACTGCTGCGCGCGATTATCCAGCTGCTGCCGCAGCTCGTGTCGTCACTTATCTCGATGATTCCGGCGCTGCTCAATGGGGCCGTGTCGCTATTCACCGGAATCGTCAACGCAATTCCCAAGATCGTGCCGCAGCTGATCCAGACACTTATTCAGCTCGCGCCGCAAATGGTGAGCACGCTTATCGGCCTCGTGCCGCAGCTGCTGCGCGCCGGCGTCGATCTCATCGGCGGTCTGGTCAAGGGTCTGTTTCAGGCCGGCGCATCGGTCGGTAATGCGCTGCTGAATATCGCCAAGAATGCCGTGGGCGGTTTCCTGTCGTTCCTCGGCATTCACTCACCTAGCCGGCTGTTCGCCGGCTACGGCAAGAACACCGTGCAGGGTCTCGTGCAGGGGCTGACGCGTAACGCCGGCCTCGTGGATTCCGCCATGGACGGCCTCAGCTCGCGCGTGGCCGATGGATTCGCGCCGAGGCTGACCACGCCCGAGATCGACGCGGCGTTCGGCAGCTACAGCGCCGCCGGCGGCCGAGGCGCTGCGCCGGTCTACCAGATCACCGTGCAGACACTGAACGCGTCGGCCGAGACCGGCCGCGTGATCGTCGAGAGCATCCGTGACTACGAGGACGCGGGAGGCCGGCTGTGAGCATCACTGAGCGGCCGCTGTTCGGTCACGTCGAGATCCAGCGAGGCGCTGACGAGTTCCTGGCCGACGCGCTCAGCGTGTCGATCCGGCGAGGCGGCGCACGCACCGGCCTCGGCATCAAAACCGATGTCGGGATCTGCACGTTCGATCTGCTGGACGCCGAGAACCCCATGGCCGGCGGCACGTTCGCGCCGGGGCAAGAGATCCGCGTGGTCTCGCGCGATCGTGCCGGCGAGCTGGTCGAGCTGTTCACCGGCCGCGTGGTTGACGTGGCGGCCGCCTACCCGATGAACAAGAGCACCGGCAAGCTGCGCACCGTCACGCGCATTACTGCAGCCGATGCCGTCAAAGTCCACGGCGAAACGCCGCGCTATGGCGTCACGATCGCAGCCGGTTTCGAGACATTCGAGGCCCGCATTAGCCGGCTGGCCGGTTCAGCTCTCGCGCCGGTCACTGCGCCGGTCGAGGGCGCACCGAGAGAGGTTTACGCGCTCTAATGGCTAATTCTGGTTACACAGTCGGCGTCTATTCCGGCCGCACGTCGAATGACGCAATCCTGAATGTCTGGCGTCACGAGGTCTCTGGTAATTCGACGCGCTGGGCATGGTCGCTGACCGCGCGCAAATTCGGCGCAACGTCATATGTGCTCGATTCGTTCGCCGGATCTGTCACCGTCGCCGGCGAAACGTGGGGCTTTAGCCACAATCTCGATTTCCGCAATACCAGCTCGATCGTGCTGGCATCCGGCGTTACCGGATGGAAAGGCCACGACGGGGCCGGCAACTATAACGTCGGATTCTCGTTTAGCCATGGGCCGGCGTCGATCTTCGGTACAGCTGCCGGCAGCTCGTCATTCGCTGCCGATCAGCTGCCTACCGTGCCGTATGCGCCGGCACCGCTCGGCTGCGATCAGATCACGTCAACGAGCTTCCGTTACCGGTTCAGCAACACCGGCGGCGGCGCTGCGACCTACTGGGAATTTCAGGTAGCGACGCGCGCCGATTTCGTCGGCGCGGAAATGTTCAGCTCGGGCGGCACGACCACCGTGACCGGCCGCACGCCTGGCGCGAGCTACTGGCTGCGCTCTCGTGGCGGTAACGCGTTCGGCGTCGGCGCGTGGTCGGCTGTCTCCACCGTCACGCTGCCCCTGGCGGCCCCTGAGCTGCTTTCGTGGGCGCAGACCCCCGACGGGGCCATGGTGGCCTCGTGGGGCGCTCCTGCGCCGGCTACGGGCCTGTCGGGCTATCGTCTGCAGGTCGCTCGGGATGCCGGATTCACGACCGGCGTGCAGCTCATCGATCTGGCGGCCGGCACGACCAGCTACAGCGTGGCCGGCGGCGTCGGCGGCCGCACGTACCACGCACGCGTCGCAGCTCGCACGGATGCCGCCGGCCTCGGAGACTACAGCGCCGCGCGCCAGCTCGTGCTCGTGCTCGACGCCGGCGATCTCGACGGCTGGCAGCGCATCACGCCCAAGCCGGCCGGCCTGGCGTATTTCACGGCCGAGGGCATCCGGCGCGGCACGATCGACGGCCGCAGCGCGCTCGTGCTCGAAACCGTGGCCACTGGCGCAGCCACGATCGCAGCCGATGCCACTGGCATCCAGCGCACCGTGGCCGGCCTGACCGCCGGCAAGGCGTACCGGTTCACGGCCGGCGCGCAGCTGCTGGCCGGCACGACGCCGGCGATCGACAGCTACCGGCTGCGCGTGGTCTCGGAATCGTCCGCTGCAGCTGTCACCGTCACGCAGCTCGGCGTCGGCCTCGGCTACATCGAGTTCGTGGCCGACGCGGCCAGCGTGACGCTGCAGATCCTCGCAGCCGAGCCGGCCACCGTGGCAGCTGCAGCCGACGAGATCGAGCGCGTGGCGTTCTACGGCGTCAAGCTGCTGCAGCTGGCCACTGACTACCCCGTGCGGCTGCGCGAGACCGTCTATGAGTCGAGCCTGGCCAATCATTTCGATCTCGCCTGTAACAGCGTCGGCGCGAGCTGGTACGTGGGCAAGGACGGCGTAACGCAGTTCCGGCTGCCTGGCGCTGCGCTGCCGGTCTCGGCCACGTTCACCGACGAGCCGGCCGCCGGCGCGCTGCACTATGTCGAGCCGGCCGTGTCCTATGACACGCGCGGCATGGTCAACCGTCTGGACGTGACCAATTACGGCGTCGATGAGACCCGCCAGGCCGAGCAGAACGACGAGCTGGTGGTTACCAGCCAGGCGTCGATCGATGCCTACGGCGTGCGATCGGCGCGGCTCGAAACCAACCTGTACGGGCTGGCTCCCTATGACGAGTCGCTGAACGCGCGGCTGGCCGAGCTGCTGGCCGGCGCAGCCGAGCCTCGGCTGTTCGTGTCGGCCGTGCGCTGGAACGCGCAAGAGGATCTGGCGGCCGCCAACGCGCTCGACGTGGGGCAGCGCGTGCTCGTGCGGTTCAACGGCACCGAGCAAGACAGCCAGATCGTCGCGCTGCAGCACGAGATCACACCGAGGCGCTGGATCGTCACGGCAACCCTGAGGAGGCTCTGAATGGCTCTGAGAGAGCTGGAAGAAGCGACGCGCCAGCTGCAGCGCCGCACCGGCGAGCTGGCCGGCCAGCTGCGCACGCTGTACGCCGGCGGCGCAGCTCTCGTCGGCACGCCGGCCGATCGTGACGCGCTGTTCGGGATGCCGGCCACGGCCGCCGAGATCGCAGCCCTGGCCAACGCCGGCGTGGTCTGGTTCAACACCGTGGCCGGCTGGCTTGAGAGCTACTACGCGCCGGCCGGCACCGCCGGTCTCACTGCGCGCGGCCTCGTGGCCGGCACGGCCGCCGGCTGGTATCCGGTCGGAGAGGGGCCGGCTATCCGGCTGATCGCTCAAGCGCAGCAGTCGCTCAGCAGCGGCAACGTCTATGTCAACTGGGCCGATCCCGGCACCGGCGCGAGCTGGCGGCGCGGCGGCGCGGCGTGGTTCGCGCACGTCAAGGCATCCGGCTATATCCGCTGCGAGCGGGCCGGCCGCTACGAGATCCGGGCCAACGTGCCGGTACAGGCCGGCAGCGGCGTCGGCGCGCTCTGGCTGAGCAAGAACGCCGGCACGACCGGCGACGGCGTTATTGCGATTCAGAGCGTGTCACTGCTGAGCGGCCAGCCGTCCAATATCTGGATGGACTCGACCAATCACCTAGCGGCCGCCGGCGATTTCTTCCGCGTGTACGCCGGCAGCGTCGGCAGCGCGATTTTCTGCCAGGGCGCTGACGGCGGCAACAACCCCCGATTTGGCGAGTTCAGCGTGCGCTACCTCGGGCCGGCGCTGGTGACCGAATGATGCTCTGCCGAGGCTGCAGCCAGCCGGCCGTCGATCCTCAGGACGTGCCGCGCTACGACACCGAGAACCCTGCAGCAGATCCCGAGCGGCCGCAGCTGGCCGGCCCCTACTGCCCGAGCTGCTGGCCGGTCACCGTGACCGGCCGCCTGAACCCCCAAGAAGAAAGCGAGTGACATAGACATGTCCACTGTGACAATCGACGGTAAGAGCGTCGCTGCCGGCACCGGCGCAGCGTTCGGCCCGCTGGCCGAGGCGTTCCACGCTGCGACCGGCTGCACGCTGCACGTGCGCGACGGGCTGCGCACGATCGCCGGCCAGTGGGAGGCGTGGAACAAGTACCTCGCCGGCGGCCCGCTGGCTGCCTACCCGACCAAGGACGCGCCGCACGTGCGCGGCGTCGCGCTCGACGTGTTCGACAGCGGAAAGGATGCCGGCGTGACCGTGGCCGGCACCGTGCGCAGCAACTGGCTGCGCGACAACGCGCCGAGGTTCGGATTCAAGGCCGTGGGCCTCGGATTCAAGAAGATCGAGCCGTGGCACATCGAGCTGCAGCGCGACCCCTACGCAGTGGCCACGCCGGCCCCTGCAGCGCCGGCCCCTGCAGCTGGCGACGGCTCGACGCCGGCCGGCGATCCGGGCGGCTATAACCCGTTCGGTATCGCATGGTCTCGGGGGCTGCAGAAGATCGCCCGCCTGTACGGCTACCGTGGCGCGATCGACGCGCAGTTCGGGGCCGGCAGCATGGCCGGTTTCGCGCAGTTCCTCCGGGCCAACTGGGGCTACGTCGGCAACGACCAGCTCGGGCCGGTCATGTGGGCGGCGATCGCCCGCTGGCTGCGCGCTCGATGGGGCTACGTCGGCAACGACGTGCCGGGGCCGGTCATGCGTGCGGCGCTGCTGCGCGCCGAGGCAGCCAACTACCGCGAGCTGTGAGCGCTACTGAGTGGGCGCTCATCATCGTCGCAGTGGTCGGCGCGAGCGGCGCGTGGCTCAACGCGCGCTACGGCCGCATGGGCCGGATTGAGCGCCGGCTGGCACGCGTCGAGGCCCTGAACAACCGCCTATGGGCCTACATCCGCCAGCAGCACGACCACGCATATCGGGCCGGCGTCGTGCCGCTGCCGATTCCTGACCACCTATTCGAGATGGGAGATCCCGAGCAATGAGCGAGACCAACACCAAGCCCCTGACGCGTCGAGAGCGCCGGCAGCAGCTGCGCGCTGCCTCGGCCCGCTGGATCACGCCGGCGCTGCGCCGATGGGCCTACGGCGTCGCCGGCGCGGCCGTGCTGGCCGGCGTCGGTTTCGGCTGGCTGCCGGCCGGCGCGGCCGCGCTGCTGCTGCCCCTGGCGGCCGCGCTGTTCTACGTCGATGAGACCGGCGAGCCGCGCTAACCGCTGCACGGCAGCCGGCCCGTTCTACTGCGCCGGCTGCCCTGCAGCTGCAGCTGCCGAGCCGTGCCACGAGCTGCAGCCCGACATTCGTACATAGTTGACGGATTAGGGCCACTCGAGGCCGCGGCCGCCGGCGAGCTCGACGCCAAAACCGTTAGGTATGTTCGATACTCGCCATAACACGCAACAGCCCCGTACCGAGCCGGTACGGGGCTGTTTCGTGCGCGAGCTGGCTTAGATCCTCCCAGCTCGTGCAGCAGCTCGCAGCGCGCTGTCGAGCGCGTCGAGCGAGGCAGCGACGCAATCGGGGCAGACCATGGGGCCGGCGTCGAGATCGGCCTGGCTGCGCGTGCTGTACGGCTCCCAGCGCAGCGCACGCGCAGCTGCGCGATCACCGAGCAGCGACCGGCCGCAATCGTGGCAGATCGTCACTGCGACGCCGGCAGCAGCCAGCTCGGCCAGCTCGGCGCTCACCATGGCATCCCACGAGCCGCCGGCGCTCATGCTGCAGCCCCGAGCTGGCGCAGCTCGCGCGTGAGAAACCCGAGCTGCTGCCCGATGCCGAGACCCTGCATCGGGATCTCAGCCGGCCACGGCAGCAGATCGAGCACGCCGCGATAGTCAGCGCCGGCGAGAGCCACCAGCTGCACGTCGGCCGACGCGCCGCCGAGCTGCTGCTGCAGCTGGTAGCTGACGTTCAGCCGCCACTGTGCGCGCTCTGCCGGCGAGAGCTGCCCGAGGCGCACGTCATACGGCTGCAGGACGCTCTCAGGGGCGACGAGACCGTGCAGCGCGCTCAGGATGAACCACTGGTCGCACGTGGCCGCAGCGTAGGCCGAGGCTTTCCTGAACAGCTGGCTGCTGTACAGCTCGCGCGCCGGCGCGGCGTGGTCGAGCTTGCTGGCGCTGCACGCCACGAGACCCACGCGCATGTCAGGCACCCTCAAGCTCGCGCACGCGGCGCTTAGGCATCACGTAGCTGCCATGCGCGCCGAGGCGCTGCAGCTCGAAATAGTCGGCGTTGCGGCGCAGCGTGTACTCGCTGACGCCGAGCACGCGGCTGGCCACGTCGAGGGGCAGCATGACCGGCAGCGGCGCGAGGATCGCCGGCACCGTGACACTGGCCATGTCATTGACGGCCGGCGAGCTGTCACGCGTGGCCACCGTGCCAGGCAGCGGCTCGGCCACGATCGCATCGGCCGGCAGCAGCCATTTACCGGCCGGCTTGACCGCGCCGGCGATCCGGCCGGCGTCGAGCCAGCGCCGCACCGTGCGCGTGGCCACGTTGCGCTGCTGCGCGAAAGTCTCGATATCGATGAGCTGTTCCATGGTGGGATCCTTTCGTTTGGACATGGACTGACATAGACATGTCTAGTTGTCCACGCGTGGACATGTCAACGACACGCCGGCATGACAACGGCCCCGATGCTCGATCCCACACCGAGCACCGGGGCCGCTGTTCGTTATGCGTGTCCCGGATCTGTTGTCAGTCCCCCAAGGTCGGTATCACGCAGCCAGGCCGGCTAGCAGCCGCTCAGGCGGCTGGCCAGTGACCTCGGCCCAACGTAGAAACTGGCTGACTGTCGGTTCAGTCTTGCCAAGCTCCCACGCCGAGATTGTGCCGTGCGAGACACCGATGAGCGGGGCGAGTGCGCGCGCCGAGTAACCAGCTGCGCCACGAGTGGCGCGCAGGATCTCGGGCAGCGTGGCCGCGTCGATCTGTATGAGTGTCATGCGTTGCAGGGTATCGCTAGTTATCGACAGTTATCTAGACACGCCGCTAGGGATCGCTCAGAAACGCCACATGTGCTAGTTGGATGCCCATGTGTCTAGAATCCCAACCATGCGACCACGACCCCCACCAGCCCCGCGTCGGCTCCCCCGCCGGCGAAAACTGAACATGACGCGTCGGAGGACGCAGCCGCCGGCCCGAGGCCCGCGAGACCCGCTGAGGCGAACAGCGAACCAACACTGCCCCGATCGCTCGGGGGCGCTGGTAAGTGGTACGACCGGGCAGCGCGCTAGAGACCCCGAGCGAGATCGCCTGTCAGTAGCGACTGTGAGAGCAGCCGCCCATGTAGCGACCGATGCCTGGCTCCGCCGGAAACATCACGCGCATGGTCCCTTGTCTCCGGACGGGGGGCCATTCCTCCCTCAACCTTTCCACCAGAAACAGGCAACGCAGTGGCCAACGGATGCAGGACAGATAAGCCAGGGCATCGGTTCGACCCACTGAGCGGCTGGTGCGATCACAACTGCGGAAAGCGCGACGACGGCCGGCTAGTGATCCACGGCACAGAGAAAGTCCCAGGCCCCGAGTACACCCCCGAGCAGCTGAACACCCTACGCACGCAGCTGCAGAAAGTCCCCCGATGAGCGAGACCACGACAACCGAGACCCTGAACCGCCTAACCGAGCTGGTGGCCGAGACCCGCGAGATCGCAGCTCGATGCCGACGCGCTCGGCAGCTCGATCTGCTGAACCATGCCCGCGAGATCGGCAGCCAGCTCGACGCCGCCCGTAACCAGCTCATCACGATCGGTCTGGACGCGCTGCAGCCGGCTGCAGCGTTCGCGGCCGCCGGTACGATTCAGCTGGGGGCAATCGTTGCGCAGCTCGACCGCATCGATCTCGGCGTTGACCGGATCGCTGCCGAGCGCGTTGACGCCGCAGACGTGATCGCCTGGCTTGAGTGGCACGGCGTACACCTGTACCCCTACCAGCGTCGGGCGATCGAGCGGCACCTAGCCGCCTGACGTTCGGCGTGCGCCGGCATCGACGCGCCGGCCCACGATCTCGCATCCCACAATCCCCACAACCCCCACACGAGAGAGACCCCAGCGCCATGCCCCTGACCGCCCCGATCCCTGCCCCTACCAAGAGCCGGAAGCTGACCGCTGGCCAGGTGGCCGAGCTGTTCGGCGTTCGAGTCGAGACCGTGCGCCGATGGGCCGACGCCGGCCGGCTGCCCTGCACGCGCACCCTCGGGGGCGATCGACGGTTCGACGCGGCCGTGGTGCAGCAGCTGCTGCGCGACGCTGCAGCGTGAGCGAGCACAGCAGCCGATCAGCCGAGTACAAGCGCAACCGCCGGCTAGCTCTCGATCGTGACGGCTGGCTCTGCAGCTACTGCCGAGCTGAGCTGATCGAGGGCAAGAACGCCACTGCTGACCACGTGGTTAGCAAGGCGACATGGATACGAGAGGGCCGAGCCGGCAGCCCCGACGCGCTCGACAATCTCGTGGCCAGCTGCACGAGCTGCAACAGCTCCAAGGGTGACCGAGACACCATGCCGCGCGTGACGTACTACAACCCCCGATGGTTCGCCGGCATCCCACTGGCCGGCTAGCTCGCGCAGCTCGACGCCGACGCCGAGCCGGTTTCTCTGGCTGAGGGCCGGCCGACACCCCGCCCCA